TGGCGGGCGAAACATATCATTTCCACGCGGAAACCGACGACGTGCTCACCACCACGCTACCCGACGTCAGCATATATATCGATCGGTCGGGGACCGGAGTCGGCGACGTTAGCGTTCCCAACACGCGCCTCTCCTCACCTTCTGTCATCGACATTGACCTACCGTTCATGGTAGGCGTCAAAAGAATTTCGTTCAAATGCGGCATGACTGCGGGCGACCACGTAACATGGCGACGGATCGGTCTCTATACTGCAGCTGACTGGAAGGCCATGCAGGCTCGCGGCGTCACGTGGTTCGATGGGGACTCGTATCCGGGGCATTTGCTGTTCCCGGTCGGTTTCGGGATACCGGGTAGTGATGGGCGCGCCCGGTTCGCGAACACGGGCACGGCTCCCGCGTCGGTCACGATGACGGTCGTGGGTGGTGGTAGCGAGGGCATTACCTTGAAGCGGGTGGAGAACGGCGCGGTGCTGACTCTGTCGCGGCCGTGCAACCCGGATGATCGGATCATATTCGATTCCTCGGATGGCAGCGTGCTGCTGAACGGTCAGGCCGAGCTCTCGGGGTGGATGACGGCCGATGATTATGACCGGTTTGACGTTGAGGCGGGTGGCACGTGCACCGTGCAACTGAGTGTCATGGGAGAGATCGTGGGGGTGCCGCGGCTCACGGTGAGCGCGGCCCCCGCGTACTGGTAATGATAGTGAGGGGAGATTGATGATGACGCAGGTACTGGTATCCCTGGTATCGCCGAGCGTGACCGGCGCGCGTGTCCCGGTGTCCGGGTCGGTGCGGTTTGTGCCCACGCGACGACTGACCGCTGGTGTGGACGTGATACTGCCCGTGCCCGTGACGGCGGGCTTGGATGACAGTGGGCAGGCTCGTGTTCTGCTTGTACCGTCGGGAGCGGACTGGTGTTGGCGGGTCACGGAAGTGGTGCCCTCGGGCATCGTCCGCTATGTGTCCGTGCCCGACTCCACGGAACCGGTGGAGTATGCGACGTTGACCGACGTGGATCCCGCGACCCTCCAGCCAGCTGAGGACAGCGTGCCGGCGTGGACGGACGCGGTCTCCAAGGTGCAGGCCGCGCAGACGGCGGCATCGGCCAGCGAACGTAATGCATCCGTTTCCGCGCGGTCGGCGTCGGATGATGCAGCGGGTACGGCTCATGACCGGCAGGCGGCATCGAGCAGTGCGGCGTCCGCGTCGGTCAGCGAAACCCATGCAGCCCAATCCGCTCAAGCGGCGGCCGTGTCCGCCGCGTCGATCGGCGACCAGCTCGCCCAGGCGCAGACGGCCGCCGCCGACGCGTCATCATCCAAGGCGTCGGCCGCCCAGTCCGCGCAGGCATCCGCCCAGTCCGCGCAGGCGGCCGCCACGTCACAGGACACCGCGCAGAACAACGCCACCACCGCCGTGAGTGCCGCCGGGCAGGCTACAAGCGCCGCCACAAGCGCGCAGCAGGCATCCACCACCGCCACCACCGCCGTAGCAAAAATGCCCACGATCCTCACTGCCGCCAACGAAAGCGCGGCTCAGACCCTCAGCACGGAGAACCCGGACGCGTGGGTCTTCTACCCCGAAGGGGCGTGACATGCCCTTCATCATCAATGGACAGAAACTTAACAAGCCGATCTACAAGGGGGTCGTGTTGAACGCGATACACGTCTGGCTGCAAAACCATTGGACCAGCACACCGAATGCGAGCACCAGCACCCTGTCACAGGACGGGACCATTGTGGCGACGAACGCCGCGGAAGACCCGGCCATCACACAGACACTTGCAGCGTTTCACGGGGAAGGGTCGTGGGCGCGCTCGCCGGACGTTACTTCCCCGAGCGGCTACTCGTGGACTTTCACGGCACAGAAAAGCGACTGGCAGTGGCTTGGAGCGCTTTATTTGATAGGCGTGAAGGGTTTGGTCTCCAATCCACACCCCGGTGAAAAGATGCACGTCCTCCTATACGCCGGGAGTACTGGGCTTAATAACGGCATCGTTATAGAGGCGAATATCGACAACGGCACGTCATGGGCAAGGCAGCCGAACAAACTAGCTATCGCGCCCGGTCCCATGGCGTGGAGCGAAGCGACATTTACGATGCCGACCGACCCCAGTATTCAGGCGCGTCTTAATTCGTATTATAGTATCGGCAACACTGGCACGATCACCATTGGCGCGGTGATGCTGCTGACCGACACCGACTGGCAGGCCATGCAGGCTCGCGGCGTCACGTGGTTCGATGGGGACTCGTATGTGCGGGGTGTCGTATGAGGGTGCGGATCTGTGATCTGAGGAGCGGCCGGCGTATCCTCGACCTGCCCTATCTCACGGCGAGCTGGACGAGTGAGCTGAACACGGCGGAGAGCGTGTCCGCGACCGTGGATTTGAACGACCGGCGCATTCGACGCCTGGGATTGTATAACGCGACCTGGCCTGGGCGTACCGCGTTGATCGTCGAGGACGAGCATCTCACGGTCGGCGGGCCGCTCTGGCAGCGCCGCTACGACCGGGACGCGGGCACCCTGGAACTCGTGGGTAAGGGATTATGGAGCTATTTCGACTATCGCACGCTCCTGCCCCTCATGCAGGATACGGACCGGCTGGTCAACGCGGACGGGTCCGCGAACACCCGGTACGACACGAACCTGTCGAATCTGAGTTATGAGACGATCGCGAAACGGTGGATCCAACAGTCCATGGCCTGGACGGGCGGCGGCCTGCCCATCGTCTTCCAGGACGATATCCCCGGCACCTACCAGCGCACCACGAAGGGAGCGGAGCTCAAGCTCATCGGCGACCTGCTCACCAACCTCACCCAGGTGGAGGACGGGCCCGACATCCGCTTCCAGCCACGCCGGCAGGCGGACGGATTGGGCTACGAGTGGCTGCTGGCATGCGGGCACCCGCGGCTCACCAGTCCCACGGTCACCAAATGGGATATGAGCGTGGCCCGCTCCCCGGTCACCGGGCTGACGGTGGAGGATGACGCGTCGAACCTCGCGTCCATCGACTGGCAAACGGGTGGCGCGGCATCCGACCAGGCCATCATCGAACGGGCCACGAGCCACGACCTGACCGACAAGGGCTTCCCCCTCTACGAGCGGGTGGAGAGCCTGTCATCAAGCGTCATCGACTCGGCCACCGCGCTCCACCATGCCACCGAAAGCCTGAGAACCAGCCGGGTCCCGCAGCGCACGTGGAGCTTCAACGTGCGCCGCGACCACAACCTGGGGATCTACGACGCCGGCTTCCCCGCCAGCGTCAAGACGCGAGGCGACCCGTGGGGCATCCCCGACGGGTGGCACCCCATGCGCATCATGACCCTGCAGGGATCATCGGACTCCGACGACATCCAAATACGGACGGGAGTGGACTATGGCTGACCCACGCGTATACACCGACGACTACCGCAAGGTCATCACGCAGCTCGATGACATCCGACGCAGGCTACGCAATCTGGAAGTGCCGTCCGACACCCAGTTCAACCAGGTCGTCTCGAAAATGCTGGACATCATCGACAATATTGATCAGATCGTGTCCGCGAGCATCGCCCGCACCTCCTACTCCGCGCAGCAGATCGACGCGAAGGACACCACCACCCTCTCATCGGCGAAATCGTACACGGACACGGGCCTCTCCGGCAAGCAAAACACCATTAGCGTGCTCGATCCAGCGCATGGGGGGACGAACACGACCAACGGGTACGCCAACCTGTTCGGCTCGGGCCCCTACCGGGCCGCATGGCTCCTGGCCGACGGCACCCTGGGCACCAGCCAATCCAGCCGCCATGTGAAGACCGACTTCCACACGCCCGACATCACGTTGGACCAACTGCGCTCCGTGGACTGGACGGGCTACCGGTACATCCAGGACGTGGACGACAACTCCGACTCCGCGCTCCCCAGAATCGGCATGATCGCCGAAGACTTGGACGACGCGGGCCTGGGAATCTTCGTGGTATACGACGACGATACGCTACAGCCGGTGGGTATCGACTACGCGACCCTGTCCGTGGCCGGCATGCACATGGCCAAACTCGCCCACGACCGTATTGACGATCTAGAAACCCGCATCACCGCATTGGAATCAAAGGAGCAGTCATGAGCATACGAAACGGGTGGCCCGCCGTCAGCGGTGCCGCCGACCAGTTCGACATCCGCAGCGCCCTACGCGCCACCATCGCACAGGACGCCAACGGTGGTATCAAAACCGGTGCCGCCATTACCACCACCAGTCTAACCGCCTTGGTCACCCCCAGGCAGGACATGGCCGTGGACCTCCAGCCCTCCGACTGGGTCCTGGACCGGCATGGTCCCGTGTTTTTGAGTGTGGACGGCACGGAAACCATCCAACTGGACCCCGCGCCCTCGGCCAACAGCCGCATCGACACCATCTGGGTCAAACAGCAGGAGACCCAAAGCCCCATCGGCGACACCACCGACGGGCCGATCGCCGGACGGACCACCGGCGTGCCCTCCATCAACCCCACACCCCCCGCCATCCCCGAAGGCGCGCTGGCCGTCGCGGACATCCTCATCCCCAGCACCGCCACCAACACATCATCCCCCGGCGTGATCATCACCCAACGCCACCCCTACACCGCCACCCAAGGAGCCCCGCTCCTCTTCCGCACCACCACCGACCTCAACACATTCACCCCATACAACGGGCAACGCGCACGCCTCAACGACGGCAGCGAATACGTCGGCAAAAACGGCGCGTGGGTTTCCCAAACCCACGCCTACTGGCGGGGTAAGGCCAGACGGTCGGATAACCAGCTGATAGTCAACAATGGCACCACCAATCTGGTGATCACACCGGTCAGGGATGGTGGTGCCGGTGTACAACTGTCCAATGTCGCCGGCAATACGATGCTCTCCGGCGTGTTGGGTGACTGGCATGTGTCCTTCCACCTGCAGGTCGATGGCGGCGTGGCATGGAGCAGTGTGGGAATCGTGTTGCGAGGAGGCGCACTGGCTCTGCTTGGTGAGGGAGCGGAGCTAGGTAAGGTCGCCGGGTACGCGAGCCTTGACATGCACGCGATCATACGGTTCACCAGCCTGACAGACGGTGTTCTGTTCTTCCTGAATAGTAATACCGCGTTGACTATGCGCTCCGATGCGGCCATCGGCATGGTCCGACTCTAAAACTGCCAAGAGAGACAGGCCGACAGCCATGACCCTTTCAGTAGATTGCCCCTTTGGAAGGACCGGACCGCGATCTCTGTGCTGGTGATCTGGAATCCCCAGCCGTTGATTGGACTAGGGACGTTGACATCGTTCACCACCGGTTTCAACGCCGGGGGGATGGTGAGGATCGCCGCCCGATCCCACGCCTTGGCATCCTTCCAATCGGCCGCGGTCCGGATGATGCGCAGGGACAGGATGCAGGTTCTGCCGATGATCCCACCCGACATGGCATACGTGTAGTTCCCATGCCACTGCGCGTTCCCGAGCAGGGAAGGCAACTGGGTTTGGGAAAGCTCTTTGACGAT